ATGAATTATATGCTTGAAATAAAGCTCTTCTACGATTGGCTCGAAACGCATGAACTTTCCGCCATGGGGATTTCTCTGTGGCACGCGCTGATGCAGGTGGCATCGCGAAGCGGATGGCGCGAGGAGTTGCAAATCTCGCTTTCGACGCTTATCGGTCGTACTTCGTTATCGAGAACGACGATCTATAAAGAACGCGAGAATCTAAAAAGATACGGGCTGATCGATTATCGCGGTTTAGGCGGACGTTGTGCCGGAATTTACGTGATAAAGAGTTTCGAGTCCCGTGTCGTGTCCGTCTCGCGAACGCAAACCGGGACACGAATGAAAGAGTTCGAAGAACTTATGTATTCGGATGCGTCCGTCATGCGGACACAAGCCGGGACACAAATAGGGAACATATATAGACTGAACTATACGAATGCTGGAAAAGAAATACAAGAAACTGAAGTCGCAGGCACGTCTGTTCCGGTATCTATGAACACCTTTTTCGCAAAAAGAAAAAAAGTTGCGCACAAAAAAGAAAAATCTATTTCCCCTCTTTTCGATGCAGAGAAGTGGTTGGAACGGATAGATGAGGCATGGCGCAGCGTGATGCGGATATGGTTGGAATATAAGCGCAGTCGTCGCGAGCGCTACAAAAGTGAGATGTCGGCTCGCAAGTGCTTGACGCAACTTCAGCATCTCTCGAATAGCGACATACAGACCGCACGGCAGATCATCGACCGCAGTATCGCCAACAACTGGGCAGGACTGTTCCCGTTGCAACCGGCACAGCCTGCGCGAGGACAGCATCCCGGACAGATCATCCATCCTGCGACCGACGAACGTACCCGGCGATTGTTGGAAAAACTTGACCGCAGATGAAATATGGGACAATGACCTCTTTGCGCAAATACCGACGAACCTATTTTCACACGACAAAAACGACACCCCGTATGAACCGCATCGCATCGCTTATCGACCGCATGGTCGCAGACAAACGCCTCGTCGTCCGTTCGCCGCATGACCTCTCGTGGGGCGACAAGGACTATTGCGAGGGGCTGTTCTGCGAAATCTTCCGGCGGGTCGATACTTCGATCGTGCGCTACCGCCACCTGCCCGAGTATGCCGGGATCATCGACTGGATGACCTCGACCGAAGGGCGCGGACTGCTGCTCTACGGCGATTGCGGACGCGGCAAGAGCATCATTCTTACGGGCGTCGTTCCCGTGCTGCTGGCGATGAAGGAGCGGATGACGGTCGCCATTCACGCCGACGAACTCTCCAAGCCTTACGACTTCGCCCTGCGGACAGCCGGATACGATGTGCATACGACCAACCTCGACTACCTGACCCGCACGGCCTATCCAATTATCGACGAGTTGGGCGTCGAGTCGCTCGTGAACGACTACGGCGAGAAGTACGAGGGCTTCAATCGCGTCATCAACGCTGCCGAACGCTATCTGCGGCCGTTGTTCATCTCGACGAACCTCACCCGAGAACAACTGCTTCGCCGTTACGGAGAGCGGACTTTCGACCGATTGACGCGCTTGTGCCGTCCGGTGAAGTTCGAGGGCGAGAGCTTGCGCTGACAATCGAAAAACAGAACGAGATATGAAACTGCAACGAATCATTCATCATTTGGAAGACGGCCGCCGCAAGTATGTGACCCATAACGGCGAGATGGAGAAATGGACGGAGGTCGAGATCGAAAACCTCCGCCGCAATACGGAACAGTACGGTCCGGCAGCCTATACCGCCGACTTCGCCAAGTACGGCATCTCCGCTCGCGAACTTCGCGAACGCTATCCCGATGCGAAGATCATCCGTATCGTCGGTTTCGAGACCGAGGATCACGACCTGCCGTTGAACCCCGAAATCATCTTCTGACGATGCCGAAGCTCAAGAAAACCGTCCGCCGTCCGTGGCTGCCGGAGCATAAACCGCAGTCGGGACGCCGCCACGCCAATACGGAGTTCTACCGATCCGCCGCGTGGCGGAAACTGCGCCTCGTCAAATTGGAGCAGCAGCCTCTGTGCGAAGAGTGCCTGAAACACGACCGGCATACTCCGGCACAGATGGTCGACCATATCGTCCCGATCAATCGGGGCGGGGCGCCGCTCGACTTGCAGAACCTGCAATCCCTCTGCAACTCCTGCCACAACCGTAAGAGCGCTCGGGAGCGAAGATAACACGATGTCGAACCTCTAAAACGAATGCCTATGATGTAAAGCGAGCAGGCGGTACGAAGACCTTGAATCGATGTTGTAAATCGAATATGGGAGAGATTGGCTGTTGGAAAAAATCTTTTCGTATCGCCTGCATTTTTATCATAGACCTGACGACTATGCGAACGACCCTTAACCTGAATGAAATCATCTCCGAATGGATTTCGGAGTGCGACATACTCCCCGCCACCAAACGGGACTACCGACGCAAAATCGCGCTGTGGTTCCGATGGCTGTCGGCGCACGATGTCGATACCCGTTCGCCGGAGCGTCGGCACGTCTTGGAGTACAAGCAGCAGCTGCAAGCCGAAGGCAAGAGCGTCTATACCGTGAACAGCCTCGTTACGATTCTCAAGCTGTTTTACGGCTTCTGCGAGCGACAGGGCTACTACGACAATATCGCTGCCGGGATCCGCAGCAGCAAACGCCATACGGAGTACAGCAAACTGCCGCTGACGGCAGAGCAGGCGTTCCGGCTGTTGGACAGCATCGATACTTCGACCGCCATCGGGCGCCGCGACCGGCTGATGATTTCGCTGATGCTCTTCAACGGGCTTCGCACCTGCGAGGCGGAGCGTATCGACATCGGCGACTTCGCCGAGCACGAGGGGCAACCGATCCTCCGTATCCAGCGCAAGGGACGCACGGACAAGAACGAGATCGTCGTGCTGCATCCCGACACGGTCGCGTGGCTGGAGGAGTATATCGCCGATAGGGACTTCGACAGCGACACTCCGCTCTTCGTATCCCACAAGGCGCAATGCGACAACCGGCTCGTGCGGCAGACGATCGGGCGGATCATCAAACAACGCCTCGCCCGCATCGGCATCTCGCATCCGAAGATTTCGGCGCATTCGCTGCGGCACACGTTCGGGGCGCTGATGGTCGAACAGGGCATAGACATCGAGACGATCAAGGATATGATGGGACACTCCGATACGAAGACCACGCGCATCTATATCGAGATGGCGCAGCAGCGACGGCTGCTCCATCACTCGCCGTCGATGACCATAGGCGATGCGATATTGAACAGCGGCGGCAAACCGCACCGATGATTGAAGTACAGTGAATTAATGAATTACGCTATATGTTTGACGGACAAAACATTGCGACTTTTCGTAACTCGCTGAAACCCGACAGTGGGTATCAAAGAGTTGCGTGATCGAGGTACGCTCCCGACCGAAGACGGGGTGGGGTCGAAAATCCTTCGGACCTTGCGAAAAGCAATCGCGCCCCAAGTCTTCTGTACGCGCGTGCAGAATTGAAAAATAGGGATATCAAACTACCGTTTAACATCCCTACCAACCATTAGACGAGTATCTGAAGTATGAACACAATGAAATCGATCAAACCTCAGATTGTCATCGAGATTTCGATTCATCGCCATACTTTAGATACTATGGTTTTAAATTTTTGTAAATTTTCCATAGTATAAAAAATATTTATGGTTTCTGCCATATAGCATTGTTGCAAAGATAGGAAATTTAATGAAAGGTCGCAAGAAAATACCTGACGAATTGAAATCCTTACGGGGTACGGACCAGCCGTGTCGGATGACCGGCGGTGCTGTTTCTACCGGAACCGCTGTCGCGGCATTGCCGCGCTCCGGACTGAAAGGTACGGCGAAGAAGGTGTTCGAGGTTGTGGCGACGGAGTTGATCCACAAATGCCTGCTCGACGTCGTCGGCGTGGACTTAGTCGTCGCCTACGCTCGCGAGATGGGACTGTACCACGACATGATGCGCGAAACCGAAAAGGAGGGATACACCATCGAAGTAATGACGAAACATGGCTCGGCGACGGTCGTCAACCCCAAGCGCAAGGTCGCGGAATCGGCACTCGCCAATGCCAAGGCGCTGGCGGCCGAGTTCGGATTGACGCCTGCCAGTCGCAGCCGCGTGGCGGCTTTGCTTTCGGATAATACCCCGAAAGACGACTTCGCCGAGTTCGAGGAGATAAAGTAGACTATCGCAATATGGCTGCTGTCAAGAAATATCCCGCCGAACTTTATGCCGAGCAGGTCCGCTCCGGCGAGATTCTCGTCTGCGAGTATGTCCGCCTCGCCGTCGAGCGTTACTACGCCGATCTCGACCGTGCGCTCGACAAAGGCTGGTACTTCGATAAGAAAGCCGCGATGCGCGCTATCCACTTCATCGAAAAACTCAAACATACCAAAGGCGAGTGGGCGGGCCAGCGGTTCCGACTGGAGCTGTGGCAGCAGTTCGTGTTGTGGAATATCTTCGGGTGGAAGAATGCCGATGGCACGCGCCGGTTCCGATACGCTTATATCGAGATCGCCCGCAAGAACGGCAAAACCGCACTGTCTGCCGGCATCGGGCTGTATATGCTCTTCGCCGACGGCGAGAGCCGCCCGGAGGTTTACTCGGCCGCGACGGTCAAGGATCAGGCGAAAATCTGTTTTTCGGATGCTGTGGAGATCGTCAAGGCGACCGATCTGAAAAACTACCTTACGCCATACCGCAACTCGATCGTCTATGAACTCAAAGGCGGTACGATGAAGCCTCTCTCGTCCGATTACGGCACGCACGACGGTCTGAACCCGAGTTGCGGCATCATCGACGAGTTCCACGCCCACAAGGACAGCGGAATGTTCGACGTCATCAAGTCGGCTTTCGGCGCACGGCGGCAACCGCTGATGTTCATCATCACGACGGCGGGCTTCGACAAGTCGGGAGTCTGCTATGCCTATCGGGAGAACGTCATCAAAGTGCTGCGCGGCGTGAACGAGGACGATTCGTTGTTCGGCATCATCTACACGCTCGACGATAAATCGGAGTGGGACGACCCGAAGATGTGGATCAAGGCCAATCCCAACCTCGGCGTGAGTTTGAGCGCCGACTACCTCGCCGACCAAGTGAAAGATGCCAAGAACCGTCCCGAAGCCGTCCGCAACGTGATGACGAAGAACGTCGATCTATGGGTCGATGCCGAGCGGACGTGGATACTCGACGACGTTTGGCAAAAGTGCATCGGTACGACCGACCCTGCCGACTTGAAAGGCTGCGCCTGCTGGGGCGGATTGGACCTCTCGAACGTGTCGGACATTACGGCCTACGTGCTGCTCTTCCACGAAAACGACCGTTTCCAATTGCTGCCGCACTTTTGGATCCCCGAAGAGAAGATGCTGGAGAAGATCCGCAAGGAGAATATCAACTACGACAAGTGGGTGGCAGAGGGTTATGTAACCGTTACGCCGGGCAATGTCATCGACTACGACTTCGTCAAGACGGATATCCTGCGTATCGTAGCCGATTACGACTTGCGGACATCGGCTTACGACCGCTGGAACTCTTCGCAGACGATCATCGACTTGCAGAACGAGGGTATGGAGTGCAACCCCTTCGGACAGGGCTACGGCTCGATGTCGGCACCGACCAAGGAGTTCGAGAAACTGGTTCTGACCGGAAAGATCGAACACTTCGGCAATCCGGTCTTGCGGTGGATGCTCGCATCGACGCTCGTCAAGACCGATCCTGCGGGCAATATCAAACCCGACAAGGAGAAATCGACGCAGAAGATCGACGGCATCGTAGCCTCGATCATGGCACTCGGGGAGTGGATGACCGCACAGGCCAACGATGAAAGTAACCCGTATGAAAACAGAGGATTATTGACCTTATAACACAATACGATTATGAGCAGCAGAAAAATGAATCGAAAACAATACAAGCGTTATCATTCGCCGGTCATCGCCGCCGAGCGCGAGAAAGTCGAGGCGGAACTGTCGGCGATGAATCCGCTCGAACCCGAAGTGCGGCATTTTCTTTCGTTCGAGGGCTTCGCGGAACTTTATCTCCGTATGCGCGACCTTTATCCGACGCAGCTGGAGGCTTACGAACGGTTGGAGGATTTCTACATCACTATCACCGGCAAGCGCAGATACTCCGAATTCAGTTCATTCAGGAGGGTGTTGAAGAGGAAACAACCACAATAATTTTGTAATATTACTAAAAATCATTACCTTTATTAGCATTTTATAAAACTTTTCAGTATGAAAGATTGGATTATTGCTAATAAAGAATGGTTATTTAGTGGTATAGGCGTTTCTGTTATAGGTTCGATTTATGCTTTCTTTCGGTGGATACACAAAGGGGCGGTCAAAGATAAACCGCAAATGCAAGTGCAAAATCAAGTTGTTAATGTGAATGTTGGAATGCAAGCCAAAAACCAAGAACAACCTGTGAAAAATCATTATATAGATATTAAATCGAAAGTGCGCATATTATTTATTGACGATGAGCGGTTTAATATGATCAATATCTTGAAAAAGGCTGGCTGGAAAAATATTGAATACAAAAAGGATCTTTCCGATTTAGATGATAACGCTGTATTATCGGCAAATGTCATATTTGTAGATATCAATGGAGTTGGATGTAGTTTGTTTAGGAACCAAGGATTAGGTTTAGCGGCTGCGATTAAAAACAAACATAAAGATAAACGTGTCATAATTTACTCGGCTGAACCTAATGGCGATCGATTTGATAATGCTTTACGTCAGGTCGATGCTTGTTTGCCTAAAAATGCTGAACCTATAGAATTTATGAATCTGATAGAAGAATACGCCGATAAGTTATGAATTTAAAAATTGTTTCTCAACAAGGTGAATTAATCTGCGATTCATTGCCATATTATGAGTGCACTCATTGTATTTTGACTAATCAAAGTCATGGATATGCCAATATTAAATGCCAGAGAGACAGGGAAAATAAAAGAATAGCGTATCATAAAAATGAGCATGGAGAATTGTTTGCATGTAGTCGAAATGCTAAAACCACGAAATTATTTAAGGACGAAGTGAATTCGACTGTGTATTGCTTGAAATCATTAATTGCATTATCTGGCGAAGTTCGGCAATATACAATGGCGGAAACATCTAATAGGGTAAACCGTATTATACACAATCTTAAAAGTATTAATGCGCATGCCATGCAAGAGTTATATGCATTGGTTCCGCAGGAGCAATTAATCAAAAATGTTAGGGAGAATTCCAAAATTGTAGAAAGTGCGATAAAAAAGGATGTTCGTCAAGCGGCTTTAACGTTCTTTCGTATGGCAAAGTTCAATCTTAGTATAAAAGCTGAATTTTCTATATATGAGAAACTTTTACAAGGTGGAGAAAAATTGAAACTTGAAAAAAGGAATCATAATATTCGAGATGTTATAATGATTGTTTTATACATGTTTTTCAATGATTTTAATGAAAAGGATGTATATATTGATATTGAAGAATATTATGAAAAAGTATATGTAGATTTTGAGTCAGTCCAAGTTGCGATTTATCATATAATTGAGAATGCTGCTAAATATATCGCGCCTAAAACGAATGCCAATATTACGTTTAAGATAGAGAAGCATACTCAATATATCATATTTGCAATGACCAGTCTATATATTAATCAAGACGAAGAATTTGAGATATTTAATGAAGGTTATTCTGGTATTGTGGCAAAGCAACTGAAAAAAGCAGGGAAAGGCATTGGAATGTATCGGGCAAAACGTTTGATTGAGTTGAATAATGGAACATTAACAGTTGAAGCAGGAGAGGCAATCAAAATAAATGGGATAGATTATGCAAATAATAAATTTATCATTGCTTTACCTATAAGTTAGACATTGTCTTATCCATATCTCGAACCGCTTCGCTATGTTTGTCCCGAATAAAGGCAAGCGATAGTGAAGTGGTTTCCTTTTTTGCATAGGGGCGAGCGGCGCGACATTTCATCGGCCGAATTCGAGGCAGCAGTGAATAAAGTCATTACCGCCGACACAGTCGCCGATGCCACGCACCAGCCGTATATCACCGAGGAGGGTGCATTGAACCTTACAGCGGTTTGGGCTTGCGTGCGAATTCTCTCAGAGACGGTCGGAACGCTCCCGTTGCATCTCTATCGCCGTACTGCTCGCGGTCGCGAGCGACAGTACGACCACCTCTGCCACCGACTCGTACAGGCTCCCAACTCCTATTCCACTCGTTTCGACCTAATGCACCATCTGATGGTTTCGTGCGCTTTGTGGGGCAACGGCTATGTCCACATCTTTCGGGACAAATGCTACCGCCCTGTTCGGCTGAAGTTCATTCATCCTGCCCGTATCGAGCCGCTCCTTACCGACAACGACGAACTCTTCTACCGATCGGACACGGGCGAACTGCTTTCGAACGAAGACGTCATCCACCTGCGCGGGCTCTCGACTAACGGCTACAAGGGTAAAAGTCCGATCGCCGTCCATCGCGACAACCTCGCACTCTCTGTCTCTGCGCAACTCTACGGTAAACGGTTCTTCGATCAGGGCGGCAATATGTCGGGCGTCTTCAAATATCCCTCGACGCTCAAGCCCGAAGCCTACCAGCGTCTCAAGAAAGACCTCATCGCCCAATCGGTCGGTTTGCACAACGCCCACGTCCCGCTGCTGTTGGAGGGCGGTATGACCTACGAACGCATCTCCATTCCTCCCGAAGATGCCCAATTCATCGCTACGCGCAAGTTCCAAAAGACCGAAATCGCCACCATCTACGGCATCCCGCCGCATATGATCGCCGACTTGGAACGTGCCACGAACAACAACATCGAGCATCAGGGTATGGAGTTCGTGCAGTATTGCCTGATGCCGTACCTCGTCCGCATCGAGGAGGAGTTCAACCGTAAACTGCTCCGCGAGGACGAGTTCGGGGAGTATTACTTCCTCTTCGGCCTGAACGGACTGCTGCGCGGCGATGCCAAGACCCGCTCGGAATACTACAAGAATATGAATATCGTCGGCGCGATGTCTGCCAACGAGATCCGCTCCCTCGAAGATATGAACTCCTACGATGGAGGCGACGAATACTTCGTACAAATGAACATGCAGCCGGTAACGACTGCCATAAAACCTGAAACGAATGGAACCGAATAATGAAATAGAGATCCGGAGCCTTATCGGCGATCTGCATATCGAGAGCCGCGAGGAGGGAACCGTCAGCCGGACGATCGTCGGCTATGCCGCGAAGTTCGAGAGTTGGAGCGACCCTATTATGGGGTGGTTCCGGGAGAAGATCGCGCGGGGCGCATTCGACGGGTGCGACCTGTCGGACGTCATCATGTGCTTCAACCACAATACCGATTCGATCCTCGCACGCACGACGAGCGGTACGCTGCGATTGGAGGTGGACGACGTAGGTCTGCGCTTCGCGTTCGAGGCTCCGAATACGACTTCGGGGAGCGATATGCTGGAGTTGGTACGCCGGGGCGACGTCTCGAAATGTTCGTTTCGCTTCGGCGTCGAGCAGGACGAGTGGCAGTATGCCGACGAGCAGAACGGTCTCGCGATGGACGAGCGGACGATACTCCGGTTCTCGCGTGTGGTAGATGTGTCGCTCGTGGTATTTCCTGCCTATCCCGAAACCGAAGCCTCGGTGCGGTATCTCGAAGAGCGGAAAGCCGAGTGGTTATCATCAAATAAAACGGAAGCATCGAATCATTCTTATAAAATAAAATCTCGAAACCGTTTGTGTGATTTTCTTAAAGTTGCAAATAGGCACTAACCGAAATTTCCATATCTTTGTAACAGCCGATGATTTCATCGGCTGTTACTTGTTATACAAATTAAGTAAATAAAGCATAATGAAACTACGAATTCCAAACTCGGAAGTTCAAGAACTTCTAACCGACAAGTCTTTTGAGTATCCTAAATACGCGACTCAAATTATGAACTTGGCGAATCAAAATGCACAAGGTACTCGTCCGAATATTGTAGGTCAAATGAGCGACCTGATTCAAGAATTCGGAGCGGGATCGATGATTGAATGGGATGCTTGGTATAAGAACGGTCACCCGGAAGCGATTAAGACTGCAACCGAACGAGTATATCGGATGATTGAATTATTTAAAGAGAGTATTCAGACCATCGATAAGGATATGGTCCGAAAATGGATCGAAGAGCTTGTTGTTGTCAAAACTTATTGCGGATTAAAATTCCAAGAGGCCATTCTCCGTAAAATTGCAGAAGAAAAGCAGTCGGACTACAGATTGGCGACCCCAGAAGAAGAAGCACAAGGTATAGATGGATTCATTGGAAATTCCCCGGTTAGTATCAAGCCGATCACGTATCGGATTATGAATGAACTACCGGAGCACATCGATGTGCCGATTATTTACTATGACAAGAAGAAATCAGAAATAGTGGTTGAATATAATTTTTGATATTATGCCATATACTGGAGGACCATTGAATACATTAAATGGGAAAATGGGTATTTCTGCTCCGGAGAATAGTGTACCTGTTATGAAATTAATTCGCATACATCATCCTAAAAGTAAAGAGGAATTAGTCGAATTAATAAAATGGCATTCTGAAAACAAGTGTGAATGCGGTATTATTAGTAGAGGAACGGTTGAACAATTTGGGAAAAATTTATATGAAGCTCAAAAAGCATTTTGGGGAGAATATAAATTTTCATTAGCAATATGCATCCAATGGGAATATGATTTATTTGTTTTACAATCATTAAAAGGTTCTTTGGTTGAAGATGCTGCTATTAGGACTTTAGAGACCCAATTAGAGCCTGAATATGCTTTTTCAGAAGCAACCGGTTATATGGATGAAGAATTGCGAATTGATATTATTTGCAAATATAACAATAGCATTATTGCCGGCATTCAGGTCAAACCTTTAACATTTTTAATGATGAGACGAGAAATTATTACTTATAATGCTATGGCTAATCAAAAATGGGATAAACCTGTATATTATTTATATTATGACGAAAATGAAAATTTCGTAAATATTGAAGAAGTAAAGTCTCATTTAAAATCATCGATTCTTTAAAATGTTAATGCAATCTGCGTTCGGGAAGGAATAGAAATAATACGCTTTCTATTCCCTACTTTTATTTCAGCAGTGACCGGAATAGTGTCCGCATATTCAGCAGTAATCATGTGATTGTTCCCTCTTATTGCAGATAAATAGACGAACCGCATATCTGTTTCTTGTGAAGTCATGACCGGCATCTGGAGATGCTCGTTGAAATGTTTGATCTCTTTATTTTGCGTTCGTTGCGAAACGAATTCTTTATGTGCTGCTATTCGATTAGCAATAACTTCGTTCATTTGGTCAACCGATGATGAATGAATATTATCGGCTATAATATCTATAAACTTATCATCAATTTCATAACCAATACTATTGCGATTGCTCATGATAGATGCAATCGTAGTTGTACCGGTTCCTAAAAAAGGATCCATTACCGTATCTCCTTGCAACGAATACATATTGATTAGACGGTATGGAACTTCCAATGGATAGGCTGCACTCCTGTCTCGACTTTCTGCTGATATTTTTTGTTTGGTACCTTTTATATTGTCCCACAAATCGGAAAACCACACATTGCGTTCCTCCCAAAAGAACGAACTCTCACGGCGTTTCTGTTTGTCTATTGCAGATTTGAATTCGCGTTTACCTCCTTTGCGAAAAATCAAAATCCATTCGTGTTCCAATGTTACATATGCTCCTGCAGGAAGCATTCCGGACCCCATAAATTTATTTGGAGCATTCGTTTGCTTCCTCCAAATAATGTTTGGAAGATTTACATACCCGTGAGCGGTGAAATAGTTAATTATACGGGAATGATTGGAGTATAAAGCAAAATTGCCATTGAATGTTCGCGTCGCATCACCGACATTGATACAGACGATTCCACCCGGGACAAGGACACGTGTCACCTCATCCCATACTTTATCCAGCTCTTGATGCATTAATTCAAAAGCCGCATCCGGCTGGTTTTCATCAAGGGCATTTGCAATACAAGGATTTTGTTTGCTTAATATCTCATCCCACATTTGAATCATGGGATATGGCGGAGATGTAACGACTAACTCGACCGAGTTGTCATTAATTTCTTTCATCTGTTGGGCAGCCCCAGTATATATGCTATGCGTTGTCTTCATAATTTCAAAGCAAAGATAATTCATTTCCTCCTATAATCCTCCATTATTCAACTTTATTCTAAAATTGCGACAAAGTTTCCTTTTAGAGGCTGTTCGGTGGATTAAGTTTGCTCCCGAAGAATCAATAACGAGATTTATGAGCAAACTGAAAACCCTTAAAGAGAGCCGTGCTGCCGTGTTCGCAAAGATCGACGAGTTGCGTACCGCGACCGACGGTCGCGAGATGACCTCCGAGGAGCAGGAGAGGTGGAACACGCTGCTTGCGGAGTACGAGCAGGCCGACCGAGCTGTCGAAGCCGAGGAGCGCTACGTCGATATCGAGCGCCGGCAAGCCGAGCAGCAGTATGTTCGACAGACTTCCGGCGAGCAGCCCGACGAACGTCGTGCCGAGGAGTACCGCACCGCTTTCCGCGACTACCTGCTGCGCGGCGCAGCGGATATTTCGCCCGAGCACCGGACACTCTTCGAGCAGCGCGCCGGCATCACGGGTTTGTCGGGCGGCGTGATCGTCCCTTCGTCGCTGGCCGACAGCATCGAGGTTGCGCTGAAAGCCTACGGCGGGATGTTCGAGGCGGGTTCCATTCTCACCACGAGTAAGGGCGGCGACCTGATTATGCCGACGGTAAACGATACCGATGCGAGGGCTACGGTCGTTGCCGAATACCAGCAGTCGACCAAGTCCGCACCGTCGTTCGGCTCCGAAACGCTCAAAGCCTATACCTACCGCACGCCCATCGTTCCCGTGTCGTTGGAGCTGTTGCAGGACTCGGCATTCGACCTCGAATCGCTGCTCTCGGGTCTGCTGGCCGAGTCGTTCGGACGGGGCATCAACTACGACCTTACGCGCGGCGACGGCAAGGGCAAACCCAAGGGCATCGTCGAGTGGGCGCACGCCTGTGCTACTAACCCCTCTGCTGCAGGCATCTCGCTCGATGCTCTGATCGAGCTCGTCAAGGGCGTGGATTCCTCCTATGCCCGACACGGGCGGTTCATGTTCAACCGCAATACGCTCTACTCGCTCGTCAAGATCAAGGATACGACGGGACGCTACATCTGGCAGGAGGGTGCGAAGGACGGCACGCCGCCGACCTTGTTCGGCAAGGCGTATATCCTGAACGACGACCTCGACGATGCCGCAGCGGGCAAGACTTCGGTGTTGTTCGGCGACTTCTCGAAGTTCAAGATCCGTATGGTCCGATCGTTCCGCGTGATCCGCCTGAACGAGCTGCTCGCCGAGTACCTTTCGATCGGGCTGTTCGGCTTCGCCCGCACGGACGGCATCCTGTTGGACGCCGGTACGCACCCCGTCCATAAGTTGGTGCATAAATCGGTGTAAGGTATGACGGTAATCGAGATGCGGGAGCCGCCGATCGCGCTGGAACTCGCCAAGCAGCACCTGCGGGTAGGCAGCGCCGCCCATGACGATACTTTGATCGCTGCGAAACTCGACATGGCCGTTGCCGTGGCGGAGGATATGACCGGACGGATCATTCGGGAGAAGAGGGTACGGTTCGACGTACCGATCCCTTCCGACGCTCCCATCGTCCGTCTGCCCGTCCCTACGACGTGCATCGAGCGGCTCTCCGTCTCTCGAACCATCATTCCCGAATCCGACTACACGCTCTTGAAGGACGACTACGACCCGATGCTGATTGCCGAACCGCAGTACAGCGGACAGCCCGCAACGGTTACGGCCGTCGTCGGCTACGATCGCGATAATATACCTCCGGCAATCAAGGCGGCTATTCTCTTGATCTTGGGCACGCTCTACGACAACGAATCGGACAACCTCGTCGGCCGCTCCGTCTCGGAGCTGTCGCTTACGGCCGAGAAACTCCTGCTTCCGTGGCGGGTAACCCCTTACGGCGATGTTTGACACGCGAATCGAAATTCTCGAATACACCGAGGAGCGGGACGAGTACAACGACCTCACGAAAACGCTCCGGCGCGTCGCCGTCTGCTACGCCCAGCGTACCGAGAACGGCGGTCGGGAGAACCTCTACGCTGGACGCATCGCCCACGAGAACGAAACGGTCTATACGATCCGTTGGCAACCCGACCTGCGTCCCGATATGGTCGTTCGCGACGAGGGGTATCTGCGGAAGATAATTTCGATCCACGAGGATGGACGCCGATGGCGCCTGCACCTCAAATGCCGGAAGAGCGATGCTGACGATCGAGGTTGAAGATTATGCCGCAGCCAAGCGGATTCTGGACGAACTGCCGAACACGATGCAGAAGCGGATGCTGCTTGTAGCTCTGCGCGCTTCGGCCAAACCGATGTTGCAATCGGCACGGAGCAAAGTCCCCGTCCGCACGGGCAAGCTGAAGAAGCAGCTGCGCACGGTGCGCTACAAGGACCGCAACGCTTCGAAGTCGGAGGTGGCCATCGCCGTGAAGCCGGTCTTCGAACGCACGAAGAAAAAAGGCGTCGTAAACGAATACTACGGCAAGTTCATCCACGAGGGAACTGCCGACCCTCGCACCTCGAAAAAGGGCAAACTGCTGGTATTCGACGATGCGCAGGGCAAAAAGGTCTTCGTCCGCAACGTCAGGGGCATCCGGCCGACACCTTATTTGGAGCAGGCTTATACGGAAAACTCCGAACGCACGGCGACGATCTTCGGCGACGAGTTGGCTGCGGCAGTCGAGAAGTTCGTGAATAAAAACTTCGCACCGGTATCGAAATGACGGATTTCAAGAAGCAGCTGATCGTGCTTTTGGAGCGTGAGATTCCAGAATTGGCGGATAGGATCCAAGCCGGGGCGGTCGATGCCCGGACGCCTGCGCCTTTCGCCGCGTTCTCCGTTCCGGAGGAGACGCCCGTAAGGACGTTGCACGGCATCGCCGGCTACCGGACGATGTTCGAGGTCGCGGTCTACGACAGCAAGTTCTCCGGTGCGGAACACCTCAAGCGTCGGGCGATCGCCGCCTTGGAGGGTGCGGAGTTCGACGGCAAACGCAGCCGCTTCGTCTCTTCGGCGACGGAATACTACGCGGACTACGACCTGCACGGTGCGACGATGTCATTCAGAATCATATAACTACAAAACGATAACTTATGCCTGAAACTTACGGAAACAAACAGGTCGTCCAAGGCGAGGACATCATCCTCTTGGTGGACGATAAGACGACGCTCCACGCCACGACGCACACGCTGAAGGTGGACTTGGAGATGAAGGAGCTGCGCACGAAGGATACCGACGGCAAGGAGAAGTGGCCGGGCGATGTCTCGTGGTCGGTGGACGGCGACGGGCTGGTGGTCATCGACGATTCGATCGAGAACAGCCATACCGCCGAGGAGGTTCTCGACCTGGTACTTAGGAAAAAACTCGTCGATGTGGTCGTCAAGTCGCCGCTCACGGGACTCGCGAAGATGTACACGGGCAAAGCCTACATCACGACCTTTTCGCTCTCGACGCCTGCGGGCGACAACGCCTCTTACAGTTATTCGCTTACCGGCAGCGGCAACCTGACGCCGGCAGACAAACCTGAATCCTGACCGCTATGAAAGAGATTATCATTCAAGGCTCTCCGCGTCCGATCCACTTCGGATTGCGCGCCATCGACGAATTCGTCAAGCAGCGCGGTGCGGAGTTCGGGCAGACGGTCGCTTCGACTGATGCCCTCGGATCGTTGGACAGCATCGTCGCGCTGACCGCTACGGGACTCAACGAGGGCGCACGGCGTGCCGGCAGCGACCGCCGCTACACCGAAGACGAAGTGTGGGACATCTTCGACGAGGATCCGTCGCTCATCCTCGCCGTCTCGGGACTCTTCGTCGAGAGCATCGCGCCGCTGACGGATAAGTTGGGCGACCTCTCAAAAAACGGGAAACGCCCGACGACGGGGAGCCGCAAGCGGTAACCTACGAGCGATGGTTCGCCATCGCCGTCGGGCAGATGGGACTGGCACCCGAAGCCTTCGAACGGCTGACGCCCGCAGAGTTCATCTACGCGTGGCTCGGCTGGGCGAAACACGAGGGCGACAGGCAGCGGCAGGCATGGGAACGCGAACGGTGGGCGGTATGGGTTGCGACCTGCATCCAGCTCGACCGCAAAGACCGCCGCCCGATGACCGAGATGTTCCCGCTGCCGTGGGAGGGGCTGACGGCTCCCTCCAAACAAGAACCGACCATGCAGGAACGCATGGAACGAATCGAAGAAATGAAACGATGTATCCGAAAATAACCCTGATTATCCTGACGATCGCCGCTGCCGGCTGCTCTCCGCTCCGAAGTACGCGATCCGAGCGGCACGAGACGCTCGCTATCACCGACTCGACCCTTACGATGCTGTTCCGGCAGGAGTTCGAGCGGCAGATCGGAACGCTCCGCCGGACCGTCGTGGAGTTTTATCCGCCGGCGGAATATCCGGAACCGAGCGACGAACGACTGCCGAATCCGACCGATACGCTCCGCGCCGTTCTTCCGCCTCCGAAGATTCCGGCGACGAGTGCTTCCCGACAGCCGGTCAAACGCATCTCCTATACCGAGGTATCGATGCAGAATGACCGAACTATCCTTATCGACAGCATTTCGCATAGCCGCATCAACACGGCAGCCCGCAACGACGTGCAGGAGCAGACCGACGAGCAACCATCCTCCGGTGTCGCGTGGCTCAAATGGGCGACGGCGCTCGTCGCACTGACGCTTCTGCTGCTCTTATTCCTCAAACTCCGATAACCGAACCCATATGGCAAGATTGAAAACTCCGATTTCATACTATGGCGGCAAGCAGATGCTTTTGAAGCATATCCTGCCGCTGATTCCCGAACATACGCTCTACACGGAAGCCTTCTGCGGCGGCTGCGCCGTGCTGTTCGCCAAGCCGCCCGCGCAGTGCGAAGTCATCAACGACACGAACACCGAATTGGTGAACTTCTACCGCGTGGCGCAGACCCAGTATGCGGCACTCAAGGCGATGATCGACGCGACGCTCCACAGCCGCGAGATACACGCGCACGCACGGCATATCAACGAGCATCCGTCGTTCTTCACGCCCGTCGAGCGGGCTTGGGCTGTATGGGTCTGCACGAAGTTGGGCTTCGCCTCGATGATCGACGGAACGTTCGGCTACGACCGCAGCGGTACGACGACGCTGAAACTCCGCAATGCGAAAGAGGCCTTCACCGAGGAGTTGTGCGGACGCCTCGGCCGCGTTACGGTCGAGTGCGAGGACGGCATCGATGTCATCCGCCGCTACGACTGTCCCGAGGCGTTCCACTTCGTCGATCCGCCCTATGTCGGCAGCGACTGCGGACACTACAACGGTACGTTCGACGAGGAGGATTTTTCGAGGCTGCTCGACACGCTTGCAACGGTCGAAGGGAAGTTCATGCTCACGATGTTTCCGCACGAGAAGATCGAACGCCTCGCCGCCCGGCACGGCTGGACGATCCATCGGCTCGACCGCACCATCACCGCCTCGAAAGTTTCCCGCCGCCGGCAGGAGGAGTGGATTACGACGAACTACTGATACCGACGTGGGTACATTCGCTTACGATAACCCCGCTTACATCGCTTCGTGCTCGTTCGGCAAGGATTCGATCGCTACGATCCTCCTTGCCCTCGAATATGGCGAGCCGCTCGATGCCGCTGTCTTTTCGGAGGTGATGTTCGACCATCGGCGCAATATCAGCGGCGAGATGCCCGAACACATCGAGTGGATCTATTCGACGGCGATTCCGCGTCTTGCCGCCTTGGGCGTACGGGTCGATGTCGTCCGTTCGGAGAAAGACTATCTTACGTTATTCCATACGGTCATAGGGAGCAGTACGCATAAGGGTATGCTGCGCGGCTGGCTCATCGGCGGCAAGTGCTGCGCCAATCGCGACCTCAAAATCCGGCCTATACATCGCTATTATGCCCGTTATCGAGAGCAAGGCATCGTGCAGTACGTCGGCATCGCGGCCGACGAACCGAGACGCCTCGCGCGGATGCAGGAAAAGGGTATAACCGTAAAACGAGTCTGCTCGCCAAGTACGGGTACACCGAGGCGGACGCCCGACGCAAGTGCGAAGAATACGGTCTGCTGTCGCCTCTCTACCGCACCTCGCATCGGGGCGGTTGCTGGTTCTGCCCCAACTGTCGCATTCCGGTCTTCGCCGAACTGCGCCGCCGCCATCCTGAATTGTGGCGTGAACTGCAACTGCTCTCGAAGGTCGGAAATAAGTCCTCCGAAGGTTTCAAATACGGGCTGACTTTCGAGGAGGTCGAGCGGCGGATGGATCTCTTCGAACACTCACCGACGCCATTCTAAACAACTGAAAATAAATACGATAATAGTCGCCGAATAACTTGCGTGTTCCGAATAACGATGTTATGTTTGTCATGCAATAAACAACTAAAATAGAGCGAATTATGAAAAAGACAGTCATCGTGAAAGGCGAGCGTCGCAAGGTAGAATTCGAGTATCGAGTAATCGATAAATTGGTTAGTTGCCAAAAAGCAAACGATGGGATAAGCAGGGGGATGGCTTCCGGTCGAAACCTATTACCACGAAGCCGTTGCCATTATCGACGGTGTAGAATATCCGAGCGTTCGACGCTGGCATACCAATGGCGGCAGGTATTCGGAACAGTTCTTTTACAACGGACATTTCTATGATTCGTATAAGAAAATGATCGAGCGCATTCTCGAATCGGCAGACGAAAGTAACTCTTGAACCTCGATGGAAGCAGATGGAAAAACAGGCTCCGTACGGAGCCTGTTTCGATCTTTCGCTGTAAGCGTAAATAACTGAAAATAAATATGATAATAGTTACCGGATAACTTGTGTGTTCCGAATAACGATGTTATGTTTGCAGTACGATAAACAACTGAATAATAGACGATTAAAACACCCGAACATGACAAGTGCACAGGCAAAACAGATCGCATCGAACTATATGCGGCAGCAGAGCGATTATGTATTTTCGGCGGTAACGGTTAAAAGCCTCGCTCCGGCGAACGGACCAGTCAAGGTGTGGCTCACCACCGAAGACGACTACGGGGACGAACTGATCGTCGAGGTCGAGATGGACCCGCAGTCGAATGAGATCCGCTGGAAGAAGATCTGCAACACGGGACGCCTATCCGAATATCTGAAGCCGGCTACTCGGATCGATAAACTTTCGGCGGGGCAGCGCTTCCGGCTGCAAGGCGACTGCGTGGTTTACGAGTTCGTGGACAATGTAAAGGACCGCAGCAATATTCCCTATATCATCCGACGGGCGGACCGATCCGGTTGCGTATCGAGAGTCGGATGGCAGGAAGTTTTTCCTATCGAGTAACCGATAACCGCGCACCTTGCCGAAAGGCAGGTGCGCATAAAACGATACGACGATGAAACTCCGCCGAACGAAAACCGGAACTTACACGATTGCTGGTATTACCGCAACTCAATATCGCACCCTTGCGGCAGTGCTTATGACCGCCGATGAGCGTTGCTTCGACGAACAGGACGAGGACGGCAACTATTACAGCAACGACGATTTCGTCTGCTCGCTCGATGGCGATGAACGGGTGGCTTTGCGACAGGTGTGCGACGCACTTCGGCAACGTGTAAAATATTGAAAATAAATGCGATAATAATTAATGGAAAACTTGCGTGTCCCGAATTATGATGCCATCTTTGCAGTGCAATAAACAACTAATATAGAGTGTATTATGAGTACAAGAGCAAGAATCGGAGTAAGACTTCCAGACGGAAAAATCAAAAGCGTCCATATATGGCGGGACGGACATCCCGATACGTTGGGCGAAACGTTGTCAGCGCACTACAATACATTGGAATCGGCAATGGCACTGGTCGAACGAGGCAATATAATCGATGTGGAAGCGCGTCTCGAAGAGTGCCGGTTCGAGAAATCGAATGAACGGTACGATACCGAGCCTCGGGTTTATAAAACGGTTGCCGCCTACGAACGAGAAATCGGAGGAGGATATATGTTACAAATATCTCTATCGGGACGGCAAGTGGGAATACCGGGCGGTTGATTGGTAACCGACTTCCGATCGTAAGGAACGAATGCTCCGAGCCTCCGACGGGAGGCTTCCCCTCGTTTCGTCCATTCAGTTGTTTATTGCGACCGGAGCCGTGCATCGTGTACGGCTCCGGTTTCCGTTCAAAGGCGGGACATTGTTTCTGCAACGGATCTTCGGCAGCATGTATATTTACCATATGGAATAGGCTTGATAAATAGTTGGTATTCTTTGAATTAAGTTACCGATAAACTTGCGTGTCCCGAATAATGATGTTATGTTTGCAGTGCAATAAACGATTGAACTGCAATCTATTAAACGACTCGATTATGAATACTGCGAATCGAAAAAGAACGGAAATCGACGCCGAACTCGACCGGTTGGAGGTCGAATTCGAGAAGAACCGCAAGGAGATGCAACGCCTTGCCGACGAGAACAGACGTGCCGGCAACCGCTATGGCGAATTATCGAATGCGAATCACGACATCAACAACCGGATCCTCACATTGCTCGCAGAGCGTTGGGAATCGGAAGAGACGACCGATTGACGAAACGAGAGACGGACCCCGCCGAGAAATATTCCTCGGCGGGGTAAAACCCGAAACCGGAAAACACATAAAGAGATGAAAACGATGAATGCAAAGGTAGGCGACAAGATTCGCATTATCCATCTTCGCGACGAGGACAGCCGTTACGACGGCAAGGAGGGAACGATCGAGTTCATCGACTCGCTCGGACAACTGCACGGCACATGGGGCGGGTTGGCAGTCATTCCCGAAGTCGATCGGTTCGTAATTATCGAGAAAGCGGAATAATCGCCTGCAACGATAATGCTCGGTTCCGCCATCTTTTTATAGCATCTAATCTATTGAAAATAAATACGATAATAGTCGCCGAACAACTTGCATGTTCCGAATAACGATGTTATGTTTGCAGTACGATAAACAACTAAAAAAGAGCGAATTATGAGAACGAACATCGAACGGTTTTTAGAGAGATTCCCGAAGAATGCCACGAATTGGGCGCAGGCGACGGACGAGGTGCGCGATATGGCTCACAAGGCTCGCGAATTGTTGGAAGAGTACGAAGGCGTAATCGTCGAACCGGTAAATTTCCGGACTATCGAGACCCCGGCCGAGTGGAATACCGAAGGTCGCGAGTTCATCCTGACGAATTTCGATCGCATGGCGGATAGGACCAAAGAGCGTTTCTACGACTACTTCCGCGAGTGGTTCGAAGGCGAAGAGGAATAGACCGACGCACGGATGCTCCCCGTTCAAGCTGCGGGGAGCATCCGTCCTAACCCCGGAGTAGGGTTGCACACGTCGTCTCTTTCGATAGGAAATCTATCGTGCTCCATCAGTTGTTTATTGCAGCCGGAGCCGCATCATGTGCGGCTCCGGCAATCTCATTATAGAGGGACTTTGTTTCAGCGATGAGGCCTTTTGCCATTTTACCTTTATTCCCGCGACAAAGGTATGGCGATTTTTGGTCTGAAATATTACGCAGACCTTCGCTCGAAGTACAAGGGCGTCTTGTGGCGCGTAGAGATTTCGGAGCGGGGGTACGCAGGTCCGTCGGAGGAGATGACCTTCGACGGCGGTGCACCGTTGCAGATCACGTGGGAGAAACGGGGCGACGAGTTCTACGTGCCGGTCAAGGCTTCGGAGGCGACCATCAACATCCTCTGCAAGGAGAATTTCCATTACCTGGCTCTGTTCACTTCCGATCCCCGTTATTTTCGCGTCTCGATTTTCCGCAATCGGCAGCTCTATTGGCGGGGCTACGTCACCTCCGACCTCTACTCCGAGAACTTCACGGCTCCGCCTTATACCGTCACGATCAAGGCCGTGGACGGCTTCAATCTCTTGTCGAGCATTCCGTTCCGCGACCTCTTACATATCGGCATCGCGGGCAGACGATCGCTGTGGGAACTGCTCTCCTCCTGCATCGACCTGTTGGAGTTGGACCTCGATACGGCGGACTGGATGGATCTGTATGCCGAAGGGATGGACGAGAACGCCTCTCCGCTTCGTCAAACCTATATCGACCTCGAACGGCTCTACTACGTCTACGAGCAGCCTACCTATCGCGACATCCTCGAACTGTGCCTGCGTCCGTTCGCCGGGCAAATCTTCCAGTCGAACGGAGCCCTGCATATCCGCCGCGCCGTGTCGCTCTACCGAACTGCCCGTCCCGTGAATTTCTACCGCGTCGGCACGGAGTATCCCGTCGGACGGATCGTTACGGGCAGCGGGCTGCGGCTCGTGATCCATACCGGTGCGCAGGTCGTCGCGTCGGCGGCACGCGAGCGCATCGACGGTATGTGGACGGGCGACCTGCACATCGAGGGAAGTTCGACGCTCGACATCGTCCCTGCGCTGCGCAAGGTCTCGGTCGATGTAAAGAACAAGAGCCTCGACAACCTGATCGCCCGCATCGGGTTCTACGATCCCGACGCTTGGATGGATCCGCACGGCTTCGTCTCCGTGAAGAGCGGGGAGGAACTCTATTTCAGCGGCGAGGATGCCTATCGGAGTGAGGAGGTCGTAACTCGGGGGTTTCCCGTCGAGCAGTGCAACTTCCCGCTCGTATGGGAGTTCGGGTTGCAGACCTACCATCGGGAGTGGGGACTGGGCATTTACCGCCCGAACGAAAGCGTCGATGTCGCGGTGCATTACGGCGTCCGCATCGTCGGCGAAAAGGCGACATACAGCCTCACCGAGAGCGGCTCGTGGGTGCAGTCTTCCGACGGGGAGATCGCGAGTACGGTCAAGACCGGCAACGAGCAGAATATGAAGATCGAGATCGACGGCATCCCCTGCGACGGCGAGTGGCGGTTCTTCATCCGGCAGACGCTCATCGGCAAGATCACGACCTATACCGACCGTTTCGGCAATCCGAGCGGCCGCACCTCGGGCTATCAGGAGAGCGCCGCGTTCCGCAAGATGACGCTCTCGATCGATGCGGGCGACAGCTACGACAAGGGATTGCGCTACGAATCGCTCGTCGATCCCGCGAACAATGTCGATATGTCCGTAACGCTTCCCGTGAGCGATATTCCCGCCATTCCGAACGACCGGCTGCTCTATGCGCTCTACTACCTCGATGTCGCCGGCAATCCCACGCGCATCTGGCATACGAAAGGTCGGAACGACTACGACACGCTGGTCGGTCATATCGTGCAGGGAGCATTGCGGTACAAGCAGCTGCCGAGCCGGCGCATCACGGGCGAGATCTTCACGGGGCAGCATATCGATATGAATACGGTGGTTCGGGACGACAAGTTCCTGAACGCCGCCTATTACCTGAACTCCATCGAACTGAATGCCCTCGACGACTCCTACAACAGCGAACTCACGGAGATGCCGCATCTGCTCGCGACGGAGAGACCGCCGGAGGGCGACGACTGCATAGCGGTCGCAACGCTGTCCTTCACGGTCGGCAAGGCGATCCGCTGCCTGAACCGGCTGCTGCTCCAGTCCGCCGATAAAAAGACGGTCTATGCCTTCGACACCGCTACGCGGCAGGTGCGGGAGATCTACCGCAGCACGACGTCCTTCGAGATGTACGAAGCGGACGAGGGATTCGTCGCGGTGGATGGGAAAGAGGTCCGCTACCTCGACTATCGCGGTACGGTCGAACGGATATATACCCCGCCGGAGGAGTACCGCAACGTCGCGACCTACATGGACGGGTATATCCATATCCTGAAATCTTACCGGCAGTATATCGGTCCGCGGGGCGGCAATGCCGGCGGACGCAGCGCCCGCACGGCAGAGGACGAGGATCCGAACTACCGCACCTATCGTTACCTCTCGCGCCCGGAGTGCAAGTACGTTTCGCCCGACGCCTCGACCGGCTATCGCGGACGGGGATATGCCTACGAGGGTACGCCGATGTCGGGTGCGATCCTCGCCCTGCGGCGCACGGAAAATACGATCGTCGTGAACACCTCGCATGGCGCCTATCTGCACGACAAACGGTTCCACCAGCCCTGCAAGATGCTGCAATTCGCTGCGGGCGAGCAGATCGTCACCGTCTCCGACAACTATATCGGCATCAACGCCGACGATATGCTGTGGTTCTACCGGCGGGATTCGATTACCGAGCGGACGCTGCTCCGGCGGTTGGGACGCTGGGCGGATCATGCCGACCATACGATGAGCGAGGTCGTGCACTCCTACGACGACGGCATCTTCATCCGGAACTTCCGCGACGACACGACGACCGACGTTCGGAACGTCGCCGGCTGGGGCGAGACCATCATGGGATTATTCTTCATCTACGGCGACCTCTATATCGTGCGCGAACGGGCGATTTACAAATTCATTCCTGAATAAGTGCGAAACTATGGAAACACTATCCATCATTCTGAACTTCATTCTCGCCAGCGGACTGGCGGGAACGATCCTTTTTTTCAACGCAAAGAAGCGCAAGGAGAACGCGGACGCCGACTCCGCCGAATTAGCAAACACGGAGAAGGTCGTGGCGATCCAGTCCGAGCAGATCACGCGGCTGGACGGGCGCGTGGAGAAACTCGAAGAGAAGGTCGGCAAACTCGAAATCATCATCGAGCACAAGGACGTGGAGATCGACCGCAGCCGCATCGTCATCCGGCAGGCGTACAAATGCGAAACGCCGCCCGAACATTGTCCGGTCTTGCTCAAAAGAGCCGAGTTGGAACGCAGGCGCAAAGAGAGCGACGAAAATAACCGAAAATCATAAAGCAATGAGCAGAGGATTGAGTAATTGTAACCGACGCCGCGGAGCGAGAGCAGAACCCGCTTGCGGGCTCTGCCGAGCCGCAAGGAGGAAACGATTGCTACAATGACATTCCAGAACGAATAACAGATATTATGAACGAGAAAACTTTGCCGAGAGGGATGCGCAATCGCAACCCGGGCAATATCCGCCGATCGGCGACGAAGTATCTGGGCGAAGTTGCGCCCTCGCGCGATGCCGCATTCAAGCAGTTCGAGACGATGGCGTGGGGCTACCGCGCGATGTTCGTGCTGCTGGACTCCTACTCCCGTAAAGGTTATCGGACAATCCGGCAAATGATCTCGCGCTACGCTCCGCCCATCGAGAACCATACCGAGAACTATATTCGTTGCGTGTCCGAATGGTCGGGCATCTGCGCCGACGAACCATTGGATACGCAGGCGGGCGAAACGATGATCCCTATCGTGGCGGCTATGTCGCGCATGGAAAACGGCTGTCCGACGGTACTATCGGACGTCGAGGCAGGCTGGACGCTTTATCTGCAACACAAACCCTAAACAGCCATGTCCCGGAGAATCGCCGATTTACTTATAAAGATCGGAGCCGACTCGTATGAGTTCCAGCAGAAGGCGCAGCAGGTCGAGAAAGGGCTCGGCTCGCTCGAAAAGAAGCTGACCTCCGTCGGCAAGTCGCTCTCGTTGAAACTCTCCGCGCCCCTTGCGGCATTGGGCGGCGTGTCGCTGCACCTGGCCGATGTGCAGGCCAAAGCCGAAGCGAAGGTGCAGCAGGCGCTCAAGGTTACGAATCAGGCCGTCGGTTACAACTTCCGGCAGTTGGCCGACTACGCTTCGGAGTTGCAGGGCAAGACGATTTTCGGCGACGAGACGATCCTCGACAAATCCACCGCCCGCCTGTTGGCTTTTACCAATATCACGGGCGAAAACTTCAAGCGCACGCAGGCGTTGGCATTGGACCTCGCCACGGCGTTGGAGATGGATTTAGGTTCGGCGTCGTTGCAATTGGGCAAGGCGCTCTCCGATCCCACGACGAAGCTCTCGTCGCTGTCGCGTGCCGGCATCACCTTCTCCAAGGAGCAGACGGAAGTAATCAAGAAACTCGCCGAGACGGGCGACATAGCCAAGGCACAGGCGATGATCCTCGACGAATTGGAGCGCAAGTTCGGCGGGCAGGCCGAAGCCGCCGCACGGACGGGACTCGGAGCCGTGCAGCAACTCAAGAATGCGTGGGGCGACTTCCTCGAACGGATCGGTGCGGCCATCATGCCTTTCGCGACGAAGATAGCAGGTGCGCTCTCGACAGTCGTACAGATGCTGCAATCGATGTCGCCGGCGATGATGCAGACGATCGTCGTTGTAGCGGGGCTGGTCGCAGCGGTCGGTCCCCTTTCGCTCGGAATCGGTGCCGTGATCAAGGTGCTGCCGATGCTGGCGGCGGGATTTACGGCATTGCTGTCGCCCGTCGGGTTGATTATGGCGGCGGTCCTCGCGCTCGGTGCGGCGTTCGCCTATGCCCGCATCCAAAAGCAGAAGATGATCGACGAGATGGCCGAGGTCGAATCGCTCGACGAGCTCGAACGCAAGTTGCAGGAGAATATCGCCGAGCAGAAAGAGATCATCGCCACGACGACCAAGACACGGATGGTTCCGAATTTCGGGGGATTAGTCGCCGGTTTTACTTTGCAGAAAGTACCCGACGAATCGAAACTCGCACCCCTGCGTAAGGAGTACGACCTGCTGACGGCTGCTATCGAGAAGAAACGCGAAACGGAGAAGAAGGCGGCCGAGGCGCAGGCCGAACTGGACAAGGTAATGGACGAAGCACGCAAGCAGACCGAGGAGTTGATGAAGTCCATCGCCGGAACCAACGCGCAGACGGAACAAAGCACGGGCATCATCGGTAAATTGCAGGCGCGGATCGAGGCTCTCGAAAAGAAGAAACTGCTGCCCGAATCGACCGTCGAGGATATCGCCGCGGCGAACGCCGAGATCGAGAAGCTGCAAAAAGAGCTGGAGCGGATCAGGAATATCAAGCCCGAAGACCTGGAACCCGTCGTCAAGATGGACGGTATTTTGCCCGAAGGCTTCGAGTTAGAGTTGCCGGCGCCGAAACTCAAAATGGGCGATCTGAAACCCGTAGCATTGCAATATGCGCAGCAGATGCAGACGATATTCGGCGCGGTGCGCGAAGGGTTGTACGGCTGGGCGGACGACAACAGCGCATACTTGCAGGAGCACGTCGCCGATACGGTCTCGATGGTTGAGAATTACACGACGGCACTGACGGCGAAGGGCTGGTCGTTCTCGGCAGCATTGGAGCATGTCCACGCCACGATTGCGGAGGTGATGACGCGCTTCGATCAGCAGGTGTCGAAGTTTATGGCCGACAGCATCGTCGCAGCGGCGGAGGCTATCGGGCAGATCATTGCCGGCGATTTGGGATTCGGAGGGCTGATGAAAGCGATCCTGACGCAGTTCGCCTCTTTTCTGAAAAATATCGGCTCGCAACTCATCGAGTTCGGCGTGATGATCATCGCCTTCAAGTCTGCACTGAAATCCGTCCTCGCCAATCCGTGGGCGGCGATCGCCATCGGAGCAGCGATGGTCGCAGCGGCAACCGTGATGACGGCGCTCATCAACAAGAATGCGGAGAAGAGTGTGCCGGCATTGGCCAACGGCGGTCTGGCATACGGTCCCACCTATGCGATGGTCGGAGACAACCCCAATGCCGGCACGGATCCCGAAGTCATCGCACCGCTGTCGAAGTTGCAGGCGATGCTCCCGACGGGTGGCAGCCCGCAGAATCTACGAATAACCCTCGGCGGTCAATTGACTGCCAAGGGTCGGGACTTGGTGTATGTTCTCGGAAAAGAGAACTTCAAGTCACAGGTGTTGGGTGGATGATGCGATGATTTATTCCGAAAATAATTTTTCAAATTCAGTAAAATCATTTACGATAAGCCCACGAGGGTTGTTTTGCTCCCATTTTAATAGATTGGGTTCTGTTTTTCCGGTATTTCTCGAGTTAATATCTCTACATATATATTCACTATATTTCTGGAAACTCTCAATTTGTTTAAGATCAGGATAGCTGGCAAAAAATCGCATATTTGTTTCCCAATCCCGCATCGATCTTATACCGGTAGCGAATCCGTTATTTGCTAATTGGATATTAACATTTGCAGTATGGGATAGATTTTGAATTTCCGGAAATCTATTAATAATATGTCTTCCTAATATCAAACAATGAGGAATTCCGCAAAATGCAAAATTATTTTTCTGTTTCCATGCATTAAACAGAAAATATTCGATATGCGGCATCTCGTCGATCGGATAAATTTCGGCGTAAAAACAATTGCTGAAATGATCTCGAATTAAAAAATTGACAATGTGACGTTTGCCGGTTCTCTCATAATTATTCCAATTAATATCGAATTTTTTTAGTTGATATTTGATCTCTCCATTTTTTAACAAATAATAATTTTGAGAAATCGACATATTTAATTGATGTACTTGATTGGGGTAGTCGCTTTTGTATTTAAAATGATAGCCGATCATATCCGTATAATTATTTTCAATTGAGACTTTGTCTCCATAAAGATAGTAAGAATCCGCTTATTTTCACTGTCGAAGAGTAAAATTTATGGACGAAGTTCGCATCAAAGACCTCGCGAGCGCTTCGGGACAGTTGGCGGAGTTCGACGCATTCGAGTTCATCGTCGACGTCCCGACAGCCGCCGCATCGATGAAGGTTTCCGGCAAGGAGATCAAAGGCGTGATGGCTCCGAAGAAGCATACGCACGTCGTCTCCGACATCACAAGGCTGTCCGGCGAACTCGACAAGAAGTTGGACAAGAAAGGCGGTACGATCTCGGGCGACTTGTCGGTTATGGGCGATACGCACCTGCGGCGGCTTCATTTGGAGGAGTTCTTGGAGGTTCCCGAATACCGCTACAACCGCATCGAAACGGTCGTCGGCGATCGGTGGTCCGCTCCGGGCGGCGGCATCGTCGAGATCGTCTCGCCGGAAAACCGGACATTGGTCGTCAAACTGGAGGAGGGTGAAATAAGCACCCTACGCGAGAACGACCTCTGTATGGGCATCTTCCTGAATTCCGCAATGGACGCGTCGAGCGGCAATACCGTCGATTCGGACGACTCGTTCGGCAATCGCGCCTATGCAGGTTTCACGACCTGCTACTTCCGCCTTACCGAGTGCCTCGACAGCAATACCTACGCCGAATGGCGGTACGAATTGCGCGAAGGGTATCCCTATCACCCGCAGGCGGCGATGCAGTTCGTGGCATTCGGCAATACGACCGACAAGGAGCGCCGAACCTCCCGCTACGAAACCCGTACCTACTTACGCTTCCTCACGGATATGGACGACTGGACGATCCGCACGGAGAATATCGCAGCGCAGTTCGGCGACCTTTCGAATCTCAAGTCGCACGGTCTGAATATGACCGGTTATTCGGCCTACCTGAAGAACATCTACCTCACGGGCTTCCTCTCGGACAAGTCGGGCGACTCGTGGTTCGACTCCGCGACGGGCGATATGCAGCTCTTCAACCGTTCGACGGGTTATGGCGTAAGTTTCCGCAACGGGATCTTACGCTTCGGTCGCATCGATCCCGCGAAGCCCGATGCCGGAACGGATTTCGACGTGTTGATGCAGACGATCTCCTCGACATTGGAGACTCTTGGTCGTATCAACTCGGACAAGTATGTTTCACCCGTGGAGAAATCGTTCCTGAAAGAGCGCTTGCAGGATATCCGAACCGAATACGAACAACTCCGCGCCAATGCCCTGCGGCTGCTCTCCGTGTTTCGTTACCGCAGCGCGAACGGCAAAATACTTATGGTACACGGCAAGCGGCGCGTCGTCCGATTGCTCGCCGACGAATGGACGCCCTACGAAGATGCCTATCAGCGGGCCGTCGCCGCCATCGGGAAATACACGCAGCCGGAGCCGGAGTTCATTCCGATCGGGGATGATTTTGCCGATATAGAGGCTTACTACACGGCTCGCCGGACGATCGGAGCGCTTTTGGACGAAGCGGTGAAGAGCGACAACAGCGATCTGGAGTATCTGCGCGAAAACTTTCAGGATATCTCGACGGAGATCGATGCCGGAAGCGGCGTGGTGCTATCCGGGTTCGTCGGCGTAAAGGACGATACGGACAAGAAGGTCGTGGCAGGTATGGCGGGCTGCGCATTGAAAGGCGCTCCGACGTCGAAGCACGGCAAGTTGATGTTCTTCGCCGGAGCGGACGGGATCGAGAACGCCGCGACGGCTGCCACACGCATCTACGAAGACGGGCACGTCGAAATGGCGAGCGGCATCTTCAGCGGATATTCGAAAGTGCAGTTCAAATATTTCACGGACGAAGGTACGGACTACAACGCCTCGACCCGCAAATATACGCTAAACCGCAACTTCAACCTGATCGCCAACGGCGCAGATTTCGGCAGTTACATCGTCTGGCTGAACCTGCCCGTATCGGCCGAGTATATCGGCAGCGTGGTGAACCTCTACGACTGTCCGATCCGCACGCGCTCTTCGCCGAACATCGTGCTTGCGGCGGACGACACGCAGTCGGGCATCGTGACGACACTGAAGAAAGATGCTTACGGAATGGGCTATCTGCCGGTTCCTCGCATCGAGACCTACGGAGGACTGTTGCAACTGTTGGCTGTGCCGTCGCCCTATTCCTCCGCCAAATGCATGTGGCACGTAACTTATCAGATGATGTCCGAATTCAAGATTTACGAAGAATAGAATTATGGCGATAGAACAAACAGGGTCGATTATAGGACGGCCTGCAACCGGATCGGATACCGATACGATCACGCTCTCTCAACTCCCGAAGGTGACGACTTTGGCAGCCACCGACCTTATCGAAATCGACCGCAACGGTACGGGGGCTGCCGTGACTTTTGCAACGCTGGTCGATGCGATGACCGCTTCGCTCGGACTGACCGGCATCGAAGAGGCACTGAACCATATTATCGGATAGCGTATGGCAGACTTTACTTCACTCGTTTTGCGGCTCGATGCGCTGCGACAGCACCTTGCCGGGACGCTCCGCGACAAAGGCGTGGCGACAACCGACGAAGAGACGTTGGCATCGCTCGTCGATAAAGTCGCATTGGTGGACAGCACCAGCGGAATGAATCAGATCCGCAACGGCTACCAGCTCTTTCGGGGCAATACGACGATGTCGGTATTTCCGGAGTTCGACACGGCGTCGTTCGATTCGATGTATCAGATGTGCTACGGCTGTACGGCGCTGGAGCGCGTGCCGACGCTCGACACCTCGAACGTCGCGAATATGATGTATGCCTTCTACGGCTGTACGAACTTGCAGGAGATCGGCGGACTGGACACCTCGCGCATTACCTCCGCCTCGGAGATGTTCCACGGCTGCAAGAGCCTGCGCAAAATCGGCGGAAGGCTCGACTTCAGTAAGGTAACCTCGAAAATCGACACGACGTTCGTCTCCTGCTCCGCACTCGAAACGATAATCATCGACGGACCCGTCGATGTGGACATCGCCGTGAACGGCTGTCCGAAACTCACGGTAGAGAGTTTGGTATTCCTGTTGAACGCGCTATCCGACACAGGTAATGGCAAGACCTGCAATATCGGAGCGAAGAACCTCGCGAAACTGAATGCTATCCAAAAAGCGATTGCGACAGACAAGGGGTGGACGCTGACGTAAAAAAACGGTTTATCGCCGCTGTTCTTTCATGGTTTTGGAAGTCTATGCTCCTGTCATAGCCCGTTTATTGGAGGTAGAATGATCGAGTGGTCCGAGTGGGAGTGGGATTGTTATTCTCATCGACGGGGGTGTCGGCATCTCGCCGTTGATTTTATTTGCCAATGCTTCCATGTCGGTTGCGACCTTATCGTGAATAACCTTTGCGTAAATTTGTGTTGTCCGAATATTGCGATGTCCGAGCATTTTCGAAACCGTTTCGATGGGAACGCCATTCGAGAGCGTTACGGTCGTGGCGAACGTGTGGCGCGCGAGGTGAAAGGTCAATTCTTTATCAATGCCGCAGATCGCCGCGATCTCTTTGAGATAATCGTTGCATTTCTGGTTCGAGGGTACGGGCAGCAATTTGCCAGTAGTAAGTTTCCCCTTGTATTTTTGAAGAATCATCAAGGGAATTTCCAGTAGGGGAACATCGACCGACGTGTCAGTCTTCAGCCTTCGGGTTCGTAACCATACTTTTCCGTCATCGACTTCGACGAGATTTCCTTCAGTCAGTTCCGCTACATCGCAGTAGGCAAGTCCACAGAAACAGCAAAATACAAATACGTCGCGCACCTGATCGAGCCGTTTTGAGGTCATCGGTTTCTGTATGATGGCAACCAGTTCCTGTTTGGAGAGGAAACCTCTGTCTACGTTATCGAAGTGGATTTTTATCGAGGCAAAGGGGTTTTTCTGCACCCACCCGTTATCGATGGCCGTTTGATAAATCGTTCGGAACTTCTGTATCATTTTCATGGCATGGTTATTCGCAACCTGATAGGTAGAGCGCAGGAATGTGTCGAATCCAGATATGAACTTCGGCGAAATATCCCGCAGCGGAATGTCCGAAAGATTGTAGGATTCTCGGAGATATTGTGCCAGTCGGTTGCGTACCAATGCATATTTATCATAGGTGCGTTTGCTCGTTTTGTGGCCGACGAGTTGAGCATAATCGTTCAGGAAGTCGTCGTAAAGATCGAGTAATGAGATACATTTCTCGCCTTTTGAAGAGATCGCCTGCTTGAGCTTGTCTGCGGTGATGACTTCGCCCAGTAGCAGCAGTTCGTTGTACTTGGAGTAGATCAGACCTTTGAAATCTTCGAGAAAACGGTTGATCTGTTTCTCCTCTTTGGTAAGTCCGACGGTTTTACACTCCTTCGGCAGCCATCGCTGCGGAGGAACGGACTGCCGGGTCGAGATGTGCACCATCTGTTTGTTGATCGTGATTCGAGCCAAGATAGGAGCCTTGCCTTCCTGATTGGTTTTTCCCTTTTGAATGATGAAAAGGATCGAGAATGTACTGATATCCATTTTTTGCATGGGTTATAGGTTTTACTCCTTACATTTTCAGCAAAAATAACCGGTTCGTCTTGCTTGCCGAAATAATCGGTGCGACAATCTGCGACATGTTTTGCGTCATTATGCGACTCGATTATAATACACTTTATATTAGTTATTTACAACGCAAACATAATCCTAATATTTACCAAAGTCAAGTCTTTCTGCAAGAATCTGAGAGGGGTGTCGAAACTATCTTCGGACGAGGGAAAAATCCGCTGAATTCAGGAAAAGTAACCTTTTGTCGCAGTTTGTCGCGAGGTGGTTACGTATAGGTTACGCGGATTTGCCGCAGTTTGCCGTATTCGGGACAGTCGAACGGCGACAAACTGCGACACGGATTGCGGCATCGCCGCCACAGGCGCGCGTGCAAGGGGGTGATATACAACGAAAAAGCGGAAGACTTTCATCTTCCGCTTTTGTACCCCCTCAGGGGCTCGAACCCTGGACCCCAACATTAAGAGTGTCGTGCTCTACCAACTGAGCTAAAGAGGCGTTTGCAGGTGCAAATGTAGGATGTTTTTTTTATTTCTGCAAGAAAAAAATATTTTTTCTTCGTAAAAAATGCAGAGGAGGGCTTCGAAACGGAATTTTGCTTTTTTTACCTTGTGTATATACTAAATAGAATATTATTTAAGTTATATGGGTGCATCGACTGGTTACCGAATTATTATGTTTCAAGATTTATTATTTCGGTACATCCGTCCAGGTGATGGAAAAAACGCCGCCTGAGGGCTAAAAATCATTTTTTTGGGGGATTTTTTGTAGGTACGAATATTTGAATTTTAAATGTAAGATATTCAATATATTGTGATTTTTGATTCGCTTTTTTTGTTGAAAAAACTGTCTTAAAAAGTTGTTTAAGTTAGATTAATTTCCTACCTTTGAGGGAATTTCGGATTAAGAATTCGATTCCGAATGAAGGCGAGAATATTGATTCCGTTCGGTGCAGTTGCTTTATCGCAGGAATACGCTGGGGAACGGACGGGACAAAAGAATTGAATTTTGTTGGTTATATTGTGTATTAGGATTATTCTACGATACTTGCATGGTGAATTTTCGCTTTTTTATGATGTTTTTAATACCTAACTTTTAATTTTTTATTAACCCCGAAGGGGTGTCCGGATTTCGATCCGGTAGCTCTTTCACCAAACCACTTGTTATTTTTCTTTTGCGATGGCGCTCGTCGCCATGCTCGCAATGGTAAGTGCAAGCAGTGGCTGTAGCGACGATGATGGTGCAAATTACAGTACCACTATTGTCGCCAAAACTACGCTTTCCTTATCGAAGAACGCCGGGACGGGCCGCTTGGCGTATGAAATTCAGGGTGCCGATAAATCGTCTGTTGTTACGGCGACGACGAACGTGGATTGGATCACGAATTTCAATTACAGGGAGCCGGGATACGTCCAGTTTGATTACACCGCCCTCGATGAGGACGTCGAGTCTCGTTCGGGGCAGATCACCCTTTCTTATATGGGGGCAGCCGATGTAGTCGTTACCGTAAATCAGGGTGGTGTTATGTCGTTTGAACTTACGATCGATCCGAAGTCGATTACGGCGAACAGTTGTGCGATGCAGATCGTTCCTTCGAACGAGAGTGAGACCTATCTGTGTGCTTTTATGACCAAGAAGTATGTCGATTCTTTCGATTCTGAAGAGGAATTCATTGAAGCCGATTTGGAAATGGTGAAAGAACAGGCAGAAAGTAAGGGAATGGAGTTGTCTGAATGGTTGAACATCTTGCTCATGAAAGGTTCGAAGACCAATACTGTGACGGATCTGAATGCCAATACAGAATATTATGGGTATGTGTACGGTTGTACGTCTGATGGTGTACCTACTACGGGCCTTTTCAAGGCGGAGTTTACGACCCAGAATGTCGAAATGACCGACCTCTCTTTCACGGTTGATTTCAAACAGGTGAATGCTGAGCCTTATCCTGATAACAATCCTTATAACGTGGAGGTGACGATCACTCCGAGCGATCCGGAGGCGAAGTGGATGTTTTCGACGATGAACAGTTTTGTTTACAAGATTGATGAATGGACCAGTGCTGAGTATTTGTCTGAGCTTCAGGCAAGTGCGCGTGAGCAGCGTCCGACTCTTTATCAGGGCGAGCAGAAGTTTATGTTGAACAAATCTCTTACGCAGCGCGTATGGGGTGGTAACGATTACTATTTCTGGTGCTTCGGTATGGATGACAACTACAACATCAACAGCGAGAAGGCTGAAGAGTATTTCACGGTTACGACCGGAGAGATTCCTGTAACCGATGATTGCACGTTCACGGTAGAGACGTTGAATGTCGCGGCTCAGGATTGCGAGATCAAAATTACGCCGTCGAATCCGGAGACGAGATATTTCATCGGTATGTATCCCGGCGGCAGTGCCGAGAAATACGGTAAAAGCGTTTGTGTCGAGCGTCTGCTCCAGCGTCTGGATATGTATGATTCCGGTTCGGGCCTGGGTGATGGCACCCCTCCCAACTGGCAAACCAACGAATGGGTGCAGAAAGGCGAAATGACGACCAAGATGGGGGCCGATCAGGAGTGGCGTATCGAGCCGGAGAGCACTTACGAAATCTTTATTTTCGGTTTCGACAAATACGGACATCGTACTACCGATATTTCGGTGACCGAATTCACGACACCGAAATATGTCGCTCCTACAGATTTTAAGCTGAAATTCGAGTTCTCGGATGTCGAAATGCGTAGCTTCACTTGTAAAGTTACTCCATCTCACGACGACGTTTGGTACCATGTTGGTATCATTAACGCAGAGGTCTTCGATTCGTATAACGGCAACTGGCTTAAGTTCCTCGACGATTTGATCCATGGTGATGGCGGCGGAGACTTGTCGCAGTATGTGGGTGAGGAGATATTGTCGACCGATTGTACGCCCGGTACCCAGTATGTAGCTTATGGTTTTGCTTATGCGAGCGGTACCTATCAGTCCGACTTGTCGACCGGCCGGGTTGAGTCGAAACCGCTGCCGCGTAATGAGAACGCAACTGTGTCTGGAACATGGCAGGTTTACAACGGTGATGAACTTGCAGCTCGTTATCCCTCGGCTTGGAAGGACTATAAGGGAGTGCAGTATGTATGCGTTTACCAAGCGGAGCCGACTAGTAAGGAAACTGCTCACACGTGGGTCTTTGTCCATGCTCCTCGTGGTGGCGATCTGCCTCTGCCGGATATGTTGATCTTCGATTATTTCGAGAATTATCCGTTTGAAGCCATCTATAAGGATGCTGAGCATGGTCGTTGTTCCCCGCCGGGAGTAGGTCCTTGGGGCTTCTACTATGCAGGTCAGGACGCATCCGGTGCTTGGGGACCGTTGGGCTACGAAACAATCATGCTGAACGATCCTGAACATCAGGGTGATATCGATACTGCACCGACCGATGGTTTCGACGATAAGCGCGAGGATAAGTCCAGCATATCGACTGTATCGAAGGTGAGCTTCTCTGCTCCGATCCGTTTCAGCCAGGCTTCGTTCATGCAGATCGAGCGCGAGCGTGCAGATCATGGAAAAGCCACTATCTTCAATATGCCTAAAAAGGAGGCGACGGTAAACGTGGATTTCGATGTGGATGCACAGTTGAAGAATATCACTGATAATATTCGATAA